TGGGTAGACTCCCTCAGGCCCGCAGACGAGGCCGGCCGGGATCACGTCGAGCAGCACCGATCGCATCCACTCACCGACCGCGACAGGCTCATCGACATAGCCGCCTACCTCGTACCGGTTGAGATCCGGCAGTTGGCCCGACAGTCGGCCGTAGTCCACGCGGAGCGTCGTGCGGCGCAGCAGGTAGGTGAGCAGGTCACCTGCACCGACGACTCCTGATGCCGTCTCGTCAGCGAGCGCCGGCCCGCCTGACCAGATCGTGCGGATCGCCTGCGTGACCGGGAAACCACTGGCGACCGTGACCTCGACGTAGGCCACAACGCGGCCATCCGGAAGCGTGTAGTGCTGCACGCTGAGCGCGGACGTGGTCGTAAGGTCGAGAGCTTGAAGCACCACGGTTGATGCTGCGACCGTGTGACACGCGATCAGCACCACGAAGCCTAGGCCGGATGGCGTCTCGCCGAGCACATAGGCAGGCGATCCACCGATCGTGCCGCCTCCAGGCGAGCCGAACACGAGCGGAACGACCACGCCCACGCTGTCCTCGTAGATCGTCGCGTTCAACGTGCCTGTGGTCGGGAATGTGCCTTCGGTGATCGTGACGCTGTTGAACGGGATCGTCGTCTGATCGTCGCTGATCTGCTCGGACAGTGAGCACGTCACAGGCTCGCCCTCGGCATCGTACTCAGGATCGACCAGTTGACCGCGCACCACGACGCGACGCTGGCTCCAGTCGTCCCCATAGGCGTGCTGCGAGAGTTCTCCGCGCGCGCCGTCGAGGGCGTGGCCATCCTCGATGAGCGCGGCCACGTCTACCGGGAGCACGAACGACAGCGCGACCGAGAGCGTCGGCTGCTCCGTCGCCCAAAGATCGAGCGCCTCCTCGACGTCAGGCACGTCCACGAGGCCGGGGATCACGACGACCTTGTTCGCGCCATCGTCCATCTCGAGCGGAGCGGTCGAGAGATACCACGTCCCTCCAGCCCACTCGAGCGCGAGCACCCAGTAGAGCTGCTGGCGCAGTTGCGCCTCCGTCCATCGGTCGGTCATACCTCCTCCTCGATGCGGACGGACGACGTGCGAACGACCTCGCCGGTAGCGCCTGACGTCCACTCCTCACCTTGCACGACCTCGACGCTCACATCGGATACGAGGCGCCCGAACAGCATGAGGTCAGGATGCGCGGCGCTGTATGTGGTGCCACTCGCCTGACGCTCGATCCACGGCAGGTAGACGACAGGCGTGTCGCTTCCGCGGAGCTCGGAGAGCAGGCCAGTCAGACCGAGCGGCGTATCCCACGGCGTAGCCACGGCCTCAGTCCCACCCGACGAGGCCGCGAGGATGTAGTCGGCAGTCGTCGTACCGTTGCGCGCTTGGCTCACGTCGAGGCCGTCCGTCCACCCGAACTCCACCGAGCGACGGATAGGCCCGAGTGCCTGAGAGCGCCGCACGCCGGAGCGGCCAGTAGTGAGGGCAGTGTTCGCCTCGGCAGCGAGCTGGCGACCCCATGAGTACCGGCGACCGAACGCAAGGACATGGCCGAGCACCATCGTGCCGATCTCGTAGTAGCCCTCGTAGTTGGGTTGTGCTGGGATCGTGAGCCTGTAGGCGCTGTAGTCCGCGTCAGTGTTCCAGACGAGAACCGCAGAGCGATGCATGATCGCGCCGGACGTACCGCTCGTGCCAACGCCAGACATGGATCCCGTCGTCAGCAGACGTGCGCGCTTTGCCGCAGCGTTCGTCCAGTTGCCTTCGGCCTGCGACCCGATGACGCGAACCGGCCCCGTCGTGGTGTCGAAGGAGAACCGCGCGCCGATCAGTGAGCCATAGGGCCAGTAGTAGCCGGCGCTTGTCGAACCCGACGTGTCAGGCTCCACGATCGTACCGGTACGCGTCCACCGCAGGCCAGAGGACGACGTGCTCGTGTCGAGCGTGCCGATGCTCACCCACGCGCCAGCGGCGTTTCGGCCCTCGAGCGTGGCCGTTCTGAAGTTGACGTTGCCCAGGTACAGGCCAGCGAGCGGTCCACGCAGCGGGCTCACGTTTGCCGCCGTGGTGTCGAGCTCCCACACGAGCGTGTGCGTCAGCGCATCGGTGCTACGCCATGACTGACGCGGGCTTGGAGCGATCTCGGACAGCACATTCTCGACTGCGTAGTCGTACCTGTTGCTCACGTCCCATGCATCGCCGACGCGGAATGGGCCATCTACGGCGCGGATGCTCATCCCGTAGTCGAGCAACTGCGGGAGCGGAGAGAAGTACCTACCCGGCATCGTGTCAGGGATCGTCAGCGTGTGCGGATTGCTCGTGCCGCGGCGCGTACCCCACGCGACCTGCCGCCACGTCGATCCGCCTGCGTTGGTTTGACCCCACGAGCAGGTCGTGCTCGAGGCCGCAACGCCACCAGAGACTAGCGAAGCGGCAGTGACCACGCGAACCGCAGGCTTGACAGGTGTGAGCGCGCCTGCTGCCGTGCCGATGTACACCTCAGCCTGCGCGTTTCCCGAGATCGTGACGAATGCGCGAACGTGGATGCGTGTGCCGGCCGTGACGGCGAACGTGCCGAGCGTGTTCAAGCCGTAGTGATCCAGCACATCGACAGTCGTGCCCGAGTACCGCACGCGGATGCCGTAGGATGCCGATCCGTCAGCACCATAGATGCGGAGTTCGCTGCGTCCACCAGTTGCGATCCACTCGCCCTCGGCGTGGATCGTGTAGTCAGCGCCAGAAGGCCACGACGTGCTGTTGTCCGTGTAGGCTAGAGCCTCAGTCGGAGCACACGACAGCGCGAGTTCACCATCCGACGTCAGCGTGTCAGTGGGTGCGCCCGAGGTCGTGCGCGTCCAGCCGCCAGAAGCCGGGAGCCAGAACGGCGCGTAGATCAGGTTTGCGCCGATCATTCGGTCAGGCGCTGCTTCTGCGATGGGCCAATAAGGCACAGTGGCCGTGCTGTAACCGCCGAGCTGCACCATCCCGATCTGGTATGGGTACGTCGCCGACGCCCACGAGGACACGAGCTGAAGCGCACCGTTGTAGCAGGCGAGGCTCCCATCCACCCACGCATTCCCCGCCGTCGAGAACACACACGCAGCCTCGATGCGGTTCGTCACGCGCGTCCACTCGGCGCCGTCCACGGAGCGGGCCATCAACGTCTCGTCGTTGACGTAGTCATTCGCGATGGCGTAGCAGAGGCCGGCCTCGTCCACGACGGCCGCAAGTTCCGTCTCGTCGTCTAGTTCGTTGCCGGCCGAGAGCGACGTCGAAGGATCGACCAGTTCGTCCACCAGCGTGGGCGTGATCCGCGTCATGCGCGCCCATGCCGTCGCAAGGCGCTTGCTCACGACTGCGCTGTTGGCGCCCCACTCGGACAGCGACGATCCGCAGTAGAGCAGCGAGAAGCCGCCAGCCGGCAGGCCGAGCACCTCGTGAACGCCGCCTGCGTGGACATTGTCAGTGTCCCCATCGACCGTATCGACCAGACTGAACGTCACGCCGCCGTCTGCGCTTGCGTACTGAAGCATGATGTCGGGGATCGTGCTGGCGAGCGACGAGCGCACAGCGATCACGAGCAGGATCTGCCCCTGCGAGTAGGCCGCACGGATGCGACGAGGCGCGAGGTCGGCCGCGAGCGACGAGCGCAGCGCAGAGGAGGACTGCTGCGTCCACGACACGCCATCGTCGTCGGACACCCACGCGGAGATCGTGTACGAGTTGGCGCCGTCTGGCGTCGGGTTCGTAGACAGGCAGAGGATGCGGCCGTTGGGCAACGCGACGAGGCACGGCCGGTACAGTGAGTCAGCGACGATCTGCGTGTCAAGACTGACCGTGCTCACGGTTCCGGCGACGTTGCGGAGCACGACGAGGCTGGCGAACGATCCGAGCGTCGTGTACCGGCGAGCCGCGACGAGGACTGTGCCCTCGCTCGTGATCACGCTGTGCGTGTTGCTGTACCGGTAGTCAGTGCCTGCGCTGCCGAACGTGTGCAGCGGAGAGAACCCTGACACGACCATCGGGCCGTTGTACCCGAGCCACGACCCGCCGGCCTGACGCCATGCGAACTGTGCGGGCTGCGTCTCTCCGTCGAAGGAATAGGCCGGCCCGCCTCCGCGCGTGGTGGAGATCTCCAGCGAGCCACCGCTTGCCGTCGTAGTGCCTGTCGTCTCGAGCACGGCAGGCGTGTCCTGCTGAGGCACAGGCACGCCAGGCTGAGGGCCAGCCTGCGTGTAGGACGACAGCGACGTGGAGAAGGACGCTGCTGTGATGCGTGGGTCATGGACGAGCAGGCCGCGAAGAGCGTTGACGTTCGTGGACTGCCCCATGATCTACCCCCTGTGTCCGGTACGCGTCCCCTTCCCTAACGCCCGCGGAAGCGTCATGCGTGACCGCAAGTGCGAGCGGATGAAGTAGTCGAACGCCTTGTGCCCGTACACGACTTGAATGGCCTGCCCGCCACCATTCATGGCGACGCCTGCATTCAGATCGTTGATCGCTGCATCTCCAAGAGCAGAACGACCAACGGGTGAGAGCACAGCCTCGCCGCGACGAACCGTCGCAGTCATCTCGTCAGGCTGGCCGATCATGCCGCCCTTGTGGAATGAAGGCGCCTCGCTGGCGATGGCTGCGACCTGCACAGCTCCGGCAGCGCCTGCTGCCGTGGCGAGGATCGGGCCTGCGATCGGGCCTGCCGTAAGCGCGGACGTCACAGCGAGCGCCGTGTTGATCAGAGCCTGGCTCATCTTCACGGCCTTGTCGATGAGGAAGGCTTTCACGAGCGCATTCCTGCGGGCCTCAACCTCTTCCTTCGCCGCCTTGCGCTCGGCGTCGGTGGCGTCCTTGCCCAAACGCTTTCTATCTGCGATGGCCTCCGCATAGGCGCTCGTGGCGCGATCCATCGCGTGCTCGCTGATGGTGCCGAGACTCTCAAACAGCGCCGCCCCTGTCTGCGCTACGCCGTTGACGCCCTCGGAGATCTGCGTGGCCTGCGCGTACCATCCCGACTGCGCCATCTTCACGCGCTCAATCTGCGCCGTGATCTCGTCGGCCATGGCCGAGTAGCGCATCCCGAGTTCCTCGGTCGGCGCTCGCGACATGGCGAGCGAGACGTCGGAGAGCAGTAGCTCGAGCTTCGTGAGTTCATCGAGCGGCTGCGTCGGGACGAGATCCGCGAGCTTGCTACTGAAGCCATCAAGGGCCGCGGCGTGCTTGTCGGTGATTGCCTTCGCGTTGGCCTCGTGCAGCGCGGCAGCGTCCTCGAGGGACCGCTGGAACTCTGCGTCGATGGAATCGTAGGCCGCGATCTGATCAACCAGCGCCTTGATGGCCTCGGCGTTCTTCATCTCTGCGGCACGCGCCTCGTCCGCAGCCTTCGCACGAGCCTTGTCTGCGCTGGCCTTGCGCTCGCTGTTGCGCGCTGCGTGTTCGATGGCCTGCGCCTCGAGCGTGAGGAAGTCGGCGCTAGCCTCCGTCGCCGTGGCGACCTCCTCGATCCGGCGCCGGTTGTCGGTGAGTCCGACGTTGAGATCCTCGAGGATCGACCGGTTCGCTTTCAACTGCGCGATCTCGGCCTCGCTGGCCGTGCCTAGGCGAGCCTTCGCGATCAGCGACGACTGCTCCTCCTCCTTGCGCGCCTTCAGCGCCTCTGCGCTGGCGATGAGCGCGCGCGTGGCATCGGTCTGCACCTGAGCCTCGGTGCGGAGCGCATCGATGCGCTTGCGTGCCGTCTGCTCTGCCTGCGTCTCGAGGCCCGTGGCGAGCTTGATGTAGTCGTTGACGCCCTCAAGACTCGTTGCGAACTTGTCGTTCGCAGCCTGCGCGGCCTCGGTGGCGCTCGTGTAGGCATCCAGCGCGGCCTTCGTAGCCTCGGCCTCGCGCCGCTCATCGAGGATCAACTCTGCGATGGGCGCGAGCGACAGCGCGAACAGGCCAACAGCCGCAGCCGCAGAACCAGCGACGACGCCGAACACCTGTAGGCTAGCGCCGACCTCGCCCACGTCCGCGAGATCTGCAACGCCGCGTGCGACGTCCCCGAGTCCAGGCGCGAGGAGGTCGAGGCCACCCGCGAGCTTACCGGCCGCGCTTCCGACATGGCCGAACTTATCGCCGACGTCGCCCACGCTCTTGGCCGCAGCCTCGCTGGCGACTCGCGCTTCCTCCATCGCTCGCTTGGACGCAGCGCCCGCGGCCTTCGCAGCGCGCTCGCTGGCCTTGATGCTCTTGTTGAGCTCGGCCGTCATCAGCTTGGCTTGCTCTGCGGTCAGGCCGGGGATCTTCCCGAGCTCCGAGCGCAGGCCGGCTAGGTTGGCATCTACTGACAGTTCGACGGTAGCCATGAGATCCCCCTATGCGGCCACGCGACGAGCGACGGCCTGTAATGCGCGGTCTATGTCGTCCAGACGTTCACGGATGATGCGCTTGCCGTAGTCGAGCACCAGCACCTTCCAGACGTTCTTTCCGTCGCGTGGGTACTTTCCGTCAGGCTCGAGCTTGATCACGCCGACCGGCCTGCGCGTCCGCGTCACGCGAGCGAAGGCGTAGCCGTCAGGGACGCGGCCGGTGGCGCGAAACACGCGCATCACCTCGGCGAACTCCTCGGCGTACACTCCGCGCCCGAGCTTCGACAGAGGCCCGCGGCGCCTCACCATGTACGTCGCCTGGTTGCTCGAGAAGACGACGCCACGCAGAGACGTAGGCGTGAGTCTCATCTCGTAGTCGATTCCGGCGCGCGTCTTACCTGTGCGCTCCTGCACGTTGTCATACCATTCGCCGCGCGCGTGCTCGGTGACGTCCGCGGCGATGGCTTCGACCTCGCGCTTGACCTCTGCGTAGGTCGTGGAGAGCATCCGATCGAGAGCGCGCTCGAGCTCCGGCCCTATGGTCGTGCTGGCGCGCCCTACCGTGATCCGCTTACCCGCCACCGATCCCCCAGAAGGCTCGCGCCTCTGGCGACACACTATCACCCTCGCGTGCCTTCGGGCGCTGCTTGGGCTTCGGCGGAGTGTGCTTCACCCGCCACCACGCAAGGACGCGTTCTTGCTGCTCGCGAGTCCACGCATAGAACGCATCCGGGTCGCCGCAGTAGGTCAGGCCGATCTCGAGCGCGACGGCATCTAGCCCTCCGTCTGGGCCTCGGTAAAAGTCTCGGCCTGCGCGACGGCCTCCTCGCGCGGGAGGCTCTCGATCACCAGGTCGAGGGCGATCTTGCCGGCCGCGTAGATCTCCGCTTCCGGCACGCCGAGCGCCATCAGCTCGTCAACGACAGCTCCACCGTAGGCGAGCGCATCATAGGCATACTTGGCCTTGAGCGGCTTTCCGCTCCAGCACGCACCTAGCGCCGCGCCGAGTCCGCGAATGGCGCTCGTGCCCACGGCCATCGTGACCTCGCGTGCGAGTGTGAACGATGCAGGCTTCTTGAGCGTGATGGTGAACCGACCGAGCGTAACGTCCATATTCCCTCCGAATGAAACGCCCTCCCTGCCTAACCGGCGAGGAGGGCGTCGTGCGAGAGGTTTGACCTCGCGCGTGGATCAGGTCGCCGTGATGGAGCCGTAGCACACGAAGGAGCACGCGAAGGAGGACGGATCGCCCTCGCTTACATCGATGGACAGCGCGCAGTCATCCATGACGATGGTGTGATCAGCAGGATCGCCCAGCGTGGTTCCGGCGATCGTAAGCGTGATCTTTACCGTAGTCACATCAGCGTTAGCACCGAGCGTAGACACCATCGAAGCCCACGCCCCTCCACCGTCAACGCAGTCGTAGATCGTCTTGGAGGTTGCATCGCTGATGTCCGTGAGGTGAAGCGACCACGACCCACTCGGAAATGTCTGATTCGTGCGGCGAACTGAGCCGAGCACGCCTCGGTCGAGGTAGGTCGTAATCTCGGCGTTGCCGTTGGCGCCCGAAAGGCCCGTAATGCTAAAGTCTCCGTTCTCAAACTGGACCGTCATCGAGATCGGAGTCGGAGTGGTTCCGTCCTCGATGGTGATGGTTCCGTCGCGGAAGTTCTTGACGATGCTGGAAATAGCCATTGTTACACCCCTTTACTGAAGCGGAAGTGTGTGTACGATCCGAGTCTCGACCTGCCCGAGCACCCACTCGCCACTATCCGACGTGGTGCGCGTGGTGCGGATCACCTGCACTTTGTAGGACAGAGGCCACGACGCATCGTAGGCCATCAGGACGTTGACGACTGCGGCCTCTCCATCGAGGGCGTCATCGTAGGAGTCGCTCATGCCCTTCGGTGCGAGGCGCCAACAGTAGTGGACGACGAGCGACGTCTCGACCAGGAGTCCCTCGGCAGGCCGGCCACGGTACGCCCGCATGTCCGCCGTCTCTGCCGGAAGAACCGCGAAAGCCTTGTGGGCGATCGAATCCGCATCACGGCCAAAATTGTCCGGAGCCACGCGCGACTCACGCCAACCCGAGAGCGTGAGGATGCGCGCCGTGACGTCCTCGCGGAGCTGTCGGATCGACTTGCTGGCCATCAGTACCACCGAGTCCAATAGGATTGACCACCGCGCCCATTGAGCCACACGGTCGAGGCTGCGCCCTTCTTCATCGTGGCGTCAACCTTGTTCTCGTCGGCCTCGTCGTATGTGAACTTGAGCTGCCCCCACGCCTCGGTGTAGGCGCGTAGGTAATGGTCGGCCAACGCCTGCCACCTACCGGAGTCCCCCGCTGATGTGGAGAAGTCGAGGAAGATCATGTGCAGCGTGAGCGCGACGTGTGCCTCGCGCAGCGCGCTTGGCTGGATCACGAGGTACGGACGCCGGCCTTGCGAGATGAGCCTGTTGCAGAGCGTGGCGAACGCCTCGTCCAGGTACGTCTGATAGGACGTCGTGCCCGACGCCAGCAGGCTGGGAAGGTCGCTGTGCCGCATCGTCAGATCCGTGTCGCTGACGACAGGGTAGAGCGTGCGACGGCAGAGCGCCGCGTCATTCCTGAACGTATGCGTCACGCTGTCAGGCATCACCAGCGCCCACTCCACGAGCCAGCCCTCGCCGAGCTGCTCGGCCGTCGTGGTCGCCGCAGCCAGCGAGTACGTCGCGATCCCGCCGCCGGGGATCGTCACCGCGGACGTCACGAGCACCGTCTGATCCGGACGGTAGATCGTGATCGTACCGCTCGTCGGCGTGGCCGTGGCGCCTGCGCGCTGGGTCGGGCACGTCAGCGCCTGCTGGCGTCCACGCTCGATCGTTTCCGTCGAGCGAAAACGTGCCGCGTAAACCGTCTCCGACAGAGACATGCCCCACCCCTTTGGCTACCGCTTATCGCGCTCCCGACGATCCGCACGTTGCGCCGCATCCTGCGCGACCTTGCGTGCCTTGTCGGAAGACATCCCGCCCTCCACGAGGCGCTTCGTCATCTGATCCATCCCCTGCCGGATCGCCGGCTTCTCGCCGCTCACTTGCGGCCCCGCTTCGGCGCGGCTTCGTCAGTGGCGTAGAGGCGCTCCTTCGCGGCGCGCATGTCCTCGAGGCGCTTCTCTGCGACCGGGAGGATGAGCGCGCTACCGGGGTTGACCGGCGCGCGAGTGCGGTGCTCGTTGACTAGGCGCTCCTGGCGTCCGATGATCACGTCGATGAAGTCGGGATCTGGAACCTTGATCCATCCCTCCACGACGAGGCGCTTACGGAACTCGCGATAGCCTGCCTCGTCAGGCGTGACGCGGAGCTGGCCGGCGACAAGCTTCGGCTTCTCCCACTTGCTGAGGTAGACCGGCCCGTTCACGCCAGCGAACTGCATGCAGTAGCCACCCGGCTCGACCTCCCACGGGATGACCACGGCACCCTTCTTCGCGAGGTGAACCTCGGTGAGCGCCGTGTCGCCGTTCTTGTCCACGCGGTTGAGGCCGGGGATCGCGACCATCTGCGTGAGGTCGGGGAGCCACTCGCCATCCACGAGCTGCCAGTGAGCCGGATGGTGCGTGTACCACCACTGTGCGTTGCTCGGCATGTTGAGCAGGTTCGCCATCGCCTGCGGGCGCGCGGCAGGCGTGCCCTCGAAACCAGACGCATTGGCCGTCGTGAATGTTGCCGCCATGATCCCTCCTTACGCACGAAGGCGTGCCCGTACCATAAGCACGGACACGCCTTGACGCTAGGCTAGCAGGATCAGAGGTCGCTCAGGATCCCGACGCCCTTGAGGTCTTGGAGCTCAGCTGCGCCGAGGAAGCAGCTACCCACCACCTTAGTAAGTCCGGAGGCAGCGTCACGCTCCCACTCCACGGCGATCGGGGCGCCGGCCGGGATGATCACGCCGCCAGCGGCCTGAATGGGCGCCGGGGTGCCGAGGGCGTAGGCGATCGCACCCTCGCCGAGCATCTGACCGCGGTAGTCGGTGCCACCGACGCTCGGGACGAAAGACGAGACGTGGACGTTGACGCCAAAGAGCTTGCCCTTGTAGGACGCGCCGAGGGCGTTGGTCTGCTCCTGGTTGGCCATGAGGTACTGAGCCGGCCCCACTTCCGCTCGCAGAGACGACATGAGGTCGTTGTACTGCTGCGGGTGAAGGATGGCGTGGTACTCGCCCATGACGCTGGAGAGCTGGAGAGCGAAGATCGCGTCGTAAAAGGTATCGGTCGTGAGATCGACGCCCGTGCTGCCGACCTGCGTGGCGAAGCCACCGGAAAGCGCGCACACCATCTGGTTGAATCGGCCGTTGAACGCCGCCACCATCGCGTTGGACAGACCCTCGAGATCGACGCCGCCGGCCACGCTGTTGCTGACGCGAGCGAGATCGGTCAGGTCGTAGCGGAGAGCCTGACGCGCCACGGCCACGGTCGCCGCGGCAGAGGTGATCGAGGTGTTGCTTACCGCGGAGCCGTCAGACACCGCCGCCATGATGTCGGTGCCGTTGAGGCCGACGACCGGAACCTGGATGCTGTCAGAGCCGGAGCCGTTGATGCTGCCGACGTTGAGGAAGCACGGGGCGTTGCGGAGGCTGCCGGTGTCGGCGAGCTTCATCACGATGGACTGATACAGAACCGCAGCGGCGCGGGCGTTGCCGTCGAGAGCGGCAAAGTCGATGTTGGCCATGTTGGCCTCCTGTGCAGGTTTGACGTTGCCGCGCGTGTCGCTTTTTACGAGACCTTGCCTCGAGCGCGTGAGGCGTGTGCCTCACGGCTACCGTACTACCGTCCGTGACAGCCTGTCAAGGCACGCCACCCGACGCCTTGATCGCCGCGAAGTTCGCCTTGAACTCGCTCGGAGACAGCCGCATGATCGCTTCCGGAGTCCACGCTGCCGTAGGCGTCACGGCCTGCGACGTCACGCCTGCGTTGGACTTCGGCATCTGCATCGTCGTCGGTGCCGGCGCCGCGGCCGGCGTGGCTTCCGGCAGGTACGCCCGCACGGCCTTCGGCAGCGCATCCTTCGCAGCTAGCCATTCCGCGAGCGGAGGCCGGCCTTCGGCAGGCAGGCGCCCATAGGCGTGCTGAACGTACTCCATGCCTTCGGCGTCGGTGATGCCGGCGCTGGCGATCTCGCGCTCGATGCGGAGCGCCTCGCGCTCTGCCTTGCTCGCGGCCTTGACCTCCTCGATCTGCGTCCGGTACTTGTCGGCCTGCTCGGCCAGCGGCGTGAGTTCACCCACGCGGCCCTCGAGTTCCTTGACTCGCGCCACCAGTTGCCGAATACGCGCCTCGGCGCCCGTGGTGTCAGTCCCTTCTTCCGTGCTCACTTGCCCTCCTCGCGCTGAACGCGCTCCCAAACGGTCAACTGTCGGCGCGCCCATGCTCGACCAGGCGCGCCTCCCCAGAGATCCCACGCGATGCGTCCGGCGCTCGGGTAGTCCGGATGTCCCGGTCTCGCGGCAGGCGCCTCGAGGTCCACGGCGTGCCGCGTGAAATACGCGACCATGCGCTTGATCGTCTCGATGCTCACGACCTCACGGTTCGCCAACTGGTTTGCCCTACGCGCACCCACGAGCGTACCGCCACGACCGTACCGCTCGCGAGCCTCGAGGCCGCGCTTCGCCACCTCGGCGACGTCAGCGGGCGCTCGGAGCTCAAACCCCATCGCACGCTCGTCGCGCAGGAACCTCCGGTAGACCGCCGGATGCTCTCGCTTGAGGTAGTCGCGCTGGGCGTCCGAGATGAACGGCATCAGGACGCCTCGGGTGCAGAGATCGTGAACGAACGTCCTACCTCACCCATGAGCGCGTCGGCAGCATCCGGCGCCATGTTGAAGAACTGGATCAGCATCTGCACGCCGCTGTCACGAGGAAGTTCGCCCTTCGCCACGGACATGATGATGCCCTGCGCCGCCTGCACCTGTGCTCCGTTGAGCGCCACGGCAGATGCCGGCACGCCTGCGGAGGTAGCCGCCGCAGCCACGCTCTCCTCGGGCGCTGCCGTGTCGGGCGTCTCCGTCTCGGGCATCGCGTCGTCCTCCTCGTCGGAGAGCTCGACCTCGGCCTCCACCATCGGGCCGACACCGAGGTAGCCCGCGGCCTCCGCGAGACTCTCGGCGACGGCCTCGAGCACGCGACGGGTAGCCGCCGGCACATCGCCAGCGAGCAACGCGCGGATCGCCTCTGCGCTTGCCACGACCTCCTCGGCAGCGTCGGCCATCTCCTCGCCGTGCTGCGTCTCGGTGGATACCTGCGGCGCGGGCGCCTGTCCCGTACCCTCCGATTCTTGCTCCGCGGCGGCAGGCGCCTTCTCCGCGTCGATGGCCTCGAGCGCGGCGCGGGCGTCTTCCTCGGAGAGCGAACCGAAGTAACGGAGCGCATCCACGCGGCGCATCAGGCCAGCCTCGAGCATCTCAAGCACATGCTGACGACGGCTGGAGAGTTCTTCCGGCGAGAGCGGGATCTCGCGGTACAGGATCGAGTAGCCGCCTTCGGGAAACTGCGTCCCCATGGCGCGATTAAACAGCGTGGCCGTCACGGCGAGGAGGCGCTCGTCGCCCTCACGCTGCTGCGGGATGTACTTGCGCTGGGCCTCACGACGGCCTTCGTTCGACAGACTGATGGCATACCCGGACTTTGCCGAGCCGCTCGTGCGCTGGAGTTCGGACGGAGACAGGCCGGCATCCGTCGCGAGGCGATGGGCTAGGGCGGCGATGGTGGCCTCGAGCGTGGAAACGTCCGCTCCGGCGGTAAACTGTCCGACCTGGGGTTGCTGTTCCATCGCGGCATCCAGCATGAGGATCGTAGTCGGGTCGGTCACGACCTCGACGCGCTGGCCTCGCGTCCCTCCGTCCACCATGTCCGATCCGGCGATGCGGACGCCGATCGCGTACCTCTGGGGAAACGAAGCGTCCCTGATGGAGTGTGCGAGGAACGTGCTGAACACCGACTGGTTCAACGACGCTTCGTAGGTTTCCACGCCGAAGAACGGGTCGAACAGGCGATCGCCGTAAAGACTCGCGTGGTAGAGCACGACCGGGAGGATCGGTGCGCCGAGCACCTCGTCGCCTCGAGGCGTGCGTCGGTAGGGATAGGCCGCGCCGTCGAACCGAGCGCCGAGGACCTCCTCGGTGACGTCCTCGCCGAACTTGGCGTCATCGGTCGCAAGCCGAACCGTGTAGGACGGGTTCGCTGGGTCGCGAATGTCGAGGACGTCCCATGCCCACACCGTCTCGCCTCGCACATGGCGCAGGCGTACCTCGGCGTAGGCAGTCGGGATCGTCGGGCGCGATGGGTCGCTCTCTGCGATCGTCATGTCAGGCGCGACAGGTCGGTAGATGATGCGTCCGTCCTCGACGTCAACGCGCATCCACATCTCGCGGAGCGCGATGGTCATCGCTTGGAACCGGCTCATCTGCGGCCACAGCCCGGAGCGCGAGATCATGTCGGTCAGCGCGGAGACGTCGCCGGCTCGGTTGTGCTTGACGTCAGGCTCGGCATCGTAGAGGCAGGCGAGCGAGTAACACACCTGACGGTAGGCGTTCGTTCCCATGTCGGGCAATCCCCATGCCTGACGTCGCGTGCTTCCGAGCTGCGTCTGAAGGCGATCCTCGAGGAGCCGCTGCCAGCGTCCCTCCATGAGCGCGCGTCGGTGGCGCGTGTGCTCCCACCTCATCGCCTCCTCTGGGTTGCTCGGAGCGGGCGGCGTCGGCATCTTGGAGTAGGCGTACACGGTTCCCCCTGTCACCCGAGCCGTATCGCGGTCGGGTTGTACAGGCGACGGGTGTAGAGTTCCAGCGTGTACCGCAGAGCGTCAATGCTGTGCTTGTGCGATGACGCTTCGCGTCCGTCGAACTTTTGGAAGTCCTCGATCAGTGGCCTGCACCTCGGATGGATGTTGAAGTCGCCTCGGAGCATTGCAGCCGAGAGCACGCGGTAGCCCTCAAACACTGACCCACGCGGTTTGTACGCCGTGTGAACGCGGAACGGGAGCGAGCCGGTAGGGATCCGCAGCTCGCGTTCAAACGCGGTCATCAACATGGCGTTGCTCTTGAGCGATCCGTTGCGCCGGCCAACGACCTTGCGGTCACCGACCCAGCGATCCACGTTTTCCCAGCGCAGGCCGGCGCGCTTGAGCATGTCGAGGATGGCGCGAGCATCCTGTTCTGGCGTGGTCATGCCGTCCGTCACAATCTGGTCGAGCACCCAGATCTTCGGGTTGCCCTGTCCACCATCGCGCAGGAGCGCCGTCAGGATCGCCACCTGGGCGCCGCTCTCGGTGCCGTGGTCGATGCCGACACCGATGAGCACCTCTCCGGCCGGCGCCTCGTCGCGCACATGCCGAGTCGGGTCGAACATCTTGAACACGCGGCCCTCTGTCCAGCCGCTGTCCCACTCGCCGTGGATGCGCTGTGCCCGCTCCTGCGGGAGCACCTGCATCTCCATACGCTCTATGTCCTCCTGCGTGAGCAGAGGACGTCCACCGATCGGCGTCGTGTTCTCGACCGTCAGCGCGGCGTGAATGTCCTGTACCTGACCTTCCTCGACCAGCTTCTTGAGCCAGCCAAGCGGCATACCTACCGGCGTGAGCGTGATCCCGATTCGCCCACGCTGGCGCAGAACACGCGGCACGATCTCCGACCAGATCTCTTCGGGTGGCGGCTCATCGATCAGAACGTAGTCAATGGACGATCCGGCCAAGGCCAGCGGACCTTGGTTGACCGTTCGAATGCGGAGCACCGATCCGTTCTTGAACCGGATGATCGGAACCTTGCCGCGAAAGCCTTTGCCAGGCGTGAACTCGCAGTCATCAGAGATCGCATCCTTCGGCAGCAGCGCCCAGAGTTTCTGCTGGATGGACAGCGACTGCTCCCACGACACGACCACGACCCATGCCTCGATGGGCGCGGCCTTGACCAGCGTGTAGGGGTGCGACCCGAGGCAACGGTAGATGACGTCAGCGAGGCCGGCCCAGGTCTTTCCTAGTTGGTTGCCGGCGCGCAGGAGCCGGATCGGCTGCGTGCTCTCGAGGTACGCGAGCTGCGGCGGCGTCGGACGGAAGTACGACAATGGATCCGAGTGCGCCCTCTGCGCCAGCGTGCTCGAAGCCCGAGCCAGTGCAGCGAGACTCACGCAGATTCAACCACGCGCAGCGGCGCCTTGCCCGTGCGTCGGATCGAGATCACCTCCTCGAGGCGCTCGAGATGCTGCGCCGGCAGCGAGGCCACCGACTGCGCGAGCACGGCGAGCAGTTGCTCGTCGGTCATCGTGTCGTTGGGTGCCTCGGCCTTCGAGAGCGCCATGTCAAGCTCGTCGCGCGTCTGGAGCGCGAGGCGCTTTGCTGACACGGCCGCTTGCCAGGAGCGCGACTCCTCGGCCTTGAGCACCATGGATTCGGCCTGACGCAGGGCTTCGCGCAGGTATTCCACGCGATCCTGCGTGTCGGGGAGCTTGCCGTAGTTAGCGGCTCGGTCGCGTGGCTTGCGGCGTTCGATGGCCATGTGCTTCCTTGATGGTCAAGGTACGGGGATAGCGCGCGAAAGTCGAGGACTACGTAGG